GGTGAAGCAACGACGATGCCGCCGGTAGAAAACGCGGTAGCCCATGTTGCCAAACCTTTGATATTGTTAGTATTACCGTCTCCGGAAAGAAGCTGCTCGTCAAGCTTTAATTCAATCAGCTCGATCAATTCCTGGCGAATATCTGCCTCTGCTTCTTCGATATCATCCAGTGCTTCAGTTGTAGCCTTAATGAAGGCTGTAATTTTCTTTACCTCAGAGGTGCGTTCTACCCAATCAAAATCAACCTGGGATTTAGAATTACCTTCTGCCGTCATGCCGGCGCCACCGTCAGGATTTGTTTTCTCGAAATATACAACGAATTTGCTTTTGGCAGGCCCTACAGAGAGAATGGTACGAAGGAATGGGCGGCGGCGGATTATGCCTGTAGTTCCTGGTTCATACCCGGAAAGAAGAGCTGTGCCACCGGTTACATTCGCGCGGCTCATTACGTCAGCGGATTTGATACCCGAATACGGAATATTGATCGAAAAGCTTGCCTTAGCCGAAGAATTATCTTTTAGCGATTTGAGCCTCTCTTTGCTTTGCGGCTTCTTCAGTTCTTTTATGATAGCGTCGGCAATGGTTGCAGCCGGGCTCATCTCTTCGAACTGGGTGCCCATTTCCGCCTTATACTTTACGAAATCATCAGCAGTCTTTTTCAGATCACCCTTCAGGGTTTCGATCTGCTGACCGTATTCTTTTTCAAATTCAGTTTTCACACCATCAATAATGGATTGGGCTTCTTTTACGGCATCCGCCTTTATAGCGCCTGTTTTTTCTTCAATGCTTTTGGACAGGCGCTCTTCAGCCAGCTTAATGCCTTTTTGGGCTGCAGCGCCAATCTCTTTAATTTCATCCAATACTTTTTCGTCTGCCATTTTTTACAGATTTAAAAGGTTTAACAAAAGGGTTTCCTTAGCCGCTGCCAGTGATACGATATCAATACCCCCTGACTGAGTGGAAGCCCTTTCCGGCTCAGGTTGCGCGAGAGTTTTAGCTAATATTTCCTGTTCAAGCTGCTTTATTTGTGCGTCCAATAACTGAAACATATCATCTGTATATGTTCCGTTATCAAATGCGCTTTTGAGCGTTTTATATTGAGTAAATAGCTCCTGTTTTGAGTAAGATTTAAAACCGGTGAATGGCGTTTGATCATTCGCCCCGAGTACAACAGAGCTGATCTCATATATTTTCACCTCCCGGATTTCCCGGTAATCTTTTTTATTATCCGCTTTGATTGTTTGAAAGCCGAAGGAATGCTGATTGATAACTCCGTCCCGGTAGAGATTCAGGACGTCATTTGCTTTTGCTGTGTGAGAAAATGTAGTTTCAAAATAGCCGCCCCCTTTAAGTTCCCATAACTTGGGTTTACCCAGGAGATTATCTGTTTTGAATATATGATCTGCGAGGTGTATTATTAAATTTGCGCCATCCTGACCCCGCTCTTTGATCGTTTTTGTAAAAGCGCCATAAACGATCATATCGCCGTCGCTATCTACATTGTCGAACTTTGAAAAGTAACCGGTGACAGTACGTGACTTTAAGTCAACATCCTGAACGGTGCCGGTTTGTTTTACTTCAAAATAATTTCTCACCTATACCGCATTCATGGCGTCTGTGAAAATCTGAGAAAGTGATTTGCGTAAGTCTTGCGACAATGGTTTTGTAGTGCGTGGTATGATGCGACCTGAACGATCGCGTTTTGCTTTATAAATAACCCTACAACGGCAGTTAATTACTTCCTCCGCCGGGCCTTCGGGGTCGCCGGGGAATAATAACCCGTTAGAGAATTTCTCCTCTTCTTCGACCATCTCACCGTTTACGAGCCTGTGCGAGTGCCTGGTTCTATGGTCTCTGGCGGCGCTCCATGATTTTGTTACTTCATACGGAAACGCTCTTGCTCCAATTGTGTGACCTACATTAGCCGCCCTGATTACTTCTGTCCTCGTTATCATTCTTGCCCGATATTCAAGGATTTGATCATCATTTATCCTGGCAACAATCTTATCAACCCCCCAGCCTTCTTTTACTCCTTCTGAAACAACAAACAGAATATACTTCTTTGTCGTCTCCGATATTGGAATAACAGCTTTGTCGAGAATGTAAGATTGAAGATAGTCGAGAACCTGCTGCGTCCACTGTTCATTCTGCCCGAAACCGCGATACTTCATATCACGCTTTAGATAAGAATAAGAAGATACAGCGCCTCTCAGCCCTGCGGTGGCGTAGATTTGTCTGATTGTGGGGATCAGGTCTTTATTCCAGACCTGGAATTGTAGATTGTGTGTAGCGTAGTCAACGCCTAATGTGAGGTCATCTATGAAAGAACTATACTGCTTTTTTATAGCAGTTTTTATCTTAGGTACAAATATATGTTCTATTTTATTATTTTCAATAGCAAATTTTTCCCAATCATTTGTAGCCATATTTTTTTCTTAATTGGTTAATGGCAATGAACCTCAATCGCTCTCTTTTCTGCCGCTCCTGAAAACAATGCCTTCTTTTGTCTATCGGTATCTCGTGAATAACAATAGCGCTAATCTCTTCTTCACTTAACCGTTCACCCCGGCTGATCTTCTGTTGTATATCATAAAGCATTGTTATCGTTCAATAGGTTCATATCAATAGGTTCTGCAGCTAATGAATTGGCGCTATCAAGTGTTTGTAGATTTGTAGGAATGTAAATCTTGTTCATATTCTCATCATCCGACGGGTCTTCCCCGCATTTCTGTCGCACTTCATTTGGCGTCAACCAATACGCCTGCCGGTACATATCAATCATTTTTTTAGTATCCTCCATTGCCTCGGGAAGCGCCATTACATCCGGCTCTATGATGTATTGATTTGAATCCAGGCTGAAGTCGGGAAGCAATCCCCGGTTAAGTTCGTCCCTGCATCCGTAAGCCGCCGGCGCGAGATGATTGTATAGAAAATCTTTACCCGCCATCTCCTTGTTGGCAAAGGTTGTATCGCTTTGAAAGTATTCGTACGGAACATTGAATCCGGCGCACAGCTTCTTGGTAGTCAACTCAAGTTGTTCAATCATCTTGAGTTGTCCCATATCCATACCGAGCGC